GAGTATCTTGATACAGTGGAAGCGGCACTCTCACCGTTTTTCCTCACGTATGGAATCGAGATGGAACTTGAGGGGCGAGCAATCGTCCTCGAGAAATTAAAATTCTGCCAATGCCACCCTGTGTGGACACCAGAAGGGTATCGCATGGTGCGCGATGTTAGAGCAGCTATGGTCAAGGATAGTATTACCATACTACCGATTTGCAACCAAGCTGAGTTTGACGCGTATCGTGGCGCTACAATGGGTTGTGGGCTTGCACTCACATCAGGGATCCCAATAGCACAAGCATGGTATCAAGCAATTGGACGCGGTACAGGCCCCACACGGTCAGTTTTATACAACTGTGGTGCGGACTACCTAGCACATGGCATGGATGACAAAATAAGTGTCATCCATGAGCAAACGCGTTCATCATTTGACCTTGCATTCGATTGCCCACCGGATCTCCAGCTAGCCATAGAAGAGCGGCTTGCCAATTATGTCTTTCATTATCGGGAAGTCAGAAGTGGCCAGAACGATGGCCAGGTTGGTGATAGTCAGGTGTGGTAGCAGGACCGTGCAGGTAAAGCACACTCTCACCAGAGTATAACAGGTGTATGTCCAGGTGGGGACTGAAACCACCAGGGGGTTGCTGTTATAAACCAACCAAAACGGTGCCGCGAGGCTTAATAGTTCCGTGCTAAGTGGCGCAAGCCTAAATGCCGACAGACTGCACGGTTGGACCACATGGTCACAGTGATGTACAGTCGCTTCACGCCAAGAAGGGCTCCCCGTTAAATGGCGAAGAAAAACAAAACTCCAAAAACTCCTACACCCCCGGCTGCGAAGCAGGGTGGCAGGAAAAACAAATCAAAGCGAAATAAACCTCGCAAGCGAAACAACATGCTTGAAGCGTCCCCACTTTATAGAAATGCTGGTCAAGCCGGCGCGTCTGTTCAAACATATTTCCGTATTAAATCATCTAATGATCCACGGAGACTTATAATTTGCGGCCGTGACTTAGCCAAGGTGGCTATAAGCCCCGCCTCAGCTACAGGAACCGTTGTCGTTACCACACAAGCATTGTCAGTTGCAACCACCCCTCTTATTACCCGCTGGGCTACATGGGGTACATTGTACCAACGATGGCGAATTGTGCGGCTGCG